CCTCTTAACCTGGAGTATGAGATGTTCTTTCGCGACCTCAGCATTACCTGGAAGCAAAATCAGAGAATCATCTCTCACGTTGGTAACGATTTTTATCGCCAACCTCAGTGGGAGGAGGTACTCGATCTGCTCTTGGCGTGCAAAGAGGCGCATGAGGATCCGTGTTTTATGGATCTTCTGAGAGCGATATCACATGCTTCAATCGGAGAACAGATCATGGAAAAAGACCTCCAGCAGAAAATTCTTGTAGGCGAGTACTATGCCTATCTCGAAGTGCTGTCGGCCCGTGGTATTACCACGGAGGCTCTTTCCGAGGACGAGCTCAAAAAGCTTACTCTTCCGGACCTTCGCACTCTTGTGCAGAGGACTCGTGATCTGGCTCGGACTCCAAGCCGAGGATAGGGGGACCCCTTGAGGTGCTGCGGTCAACCTGCGGCGTTTGTGTCACGACCTGTGACTCTTCCGCAAATCGACGCCTACCGGGCTTTTACGGGCCCGTAGCGCAAGAGCGCAGCTTTGCGCAGATGAGTTCAGGACTTATGGAGAAAACCACCAAGTGGCCTTACCCATTACGTACCTGCCGGCTAGCACTCTTTCTAAGAGCGACTATAGACCGGGCGACTTCGTCCGCACAGTTGAACGTGCGAAGCAGAAGGCTCCTTACAACGTCCCTTCCAAGTATCTTCGGAAGTACGCCGTTACGGAGCGACTCATCGTAGGAGATGGGATAACGTTGCCTTACACCTCGCTCACCCCTCCAGCTGCCTCTGGCACTTGGGGGATTAAGGCGAGTTTTGATACCAACGATTTGGACTTAAACAGCTGGGCAAACAACTCAGCCTATGACGAGTTCAAAGAGAAGGTTCAGAAAGAAGCAATGTTATATGTTAATTGGCACGAACGGCAATCTGCTATTGACTCCGCTGTGAAGCGCGTCATGCAGCTCTACCTGTTCACACGTGCCTTAAGGACACGCTCGCCCCGCCAAGCCGCAATGGCCTTAGGGGTAGATCCGAGGAAAATTCCCCCCGGTACTTATAAGCGAACGAAGTTAGCCGCGCAGGGCCTAGGTAATACTTGGCTCGAGTGGCACTTCGGCTGGGATCCTTTAATCAAGGATATCAGCTCGTCCATTAACATTCTAAACCAACCTGACTTTGACATAAAGGTCGAGGCGAAGGGACGTAAGCAGGAACGTGTTACCACCCGAAAGGCTGGTGGCGCACCTGGCTGGTCCTATAGAATCGTCGAAACCCGTACTGTTACTGTCCGGTCTAAAGCTGGTGGGCGTGTTCGGGTGTCCAACCCGAATCTGTTCATGGCTTCGCAGCTGGGTCTTATCAACCCGCTCGCAATCGCATGGGAGCTTGTGCCGTACTCCTTTGTGGTTGACTGGTTTGCCAACGTTGGCACGTATCTTCAGTCCTACACGGACTTTAGTGGGCTTACGCTCACTGATACGTACACTACCCAGGTGGGCCGCGTTGGCGTCGATTATTCCGAAATTGGCTGGTCCGGTTATAAAGGATTCGCCTTCGGGTATCAATCAGGCATCTGGGTTCGACGAACCCTAGGCCTGCCGAGCGTAAAACTCGGAATACGCCCCCGCAGACGGCTTGGTGCCGTTCGCGGTTTTACTGCAATCGCTCTCCTTCTGAATCAAATGAGGAAGTGAGAGGCTCAGGAGATTACCCCTATGCCTAACATGGCCAATGTGACCGTCAAAAAGAACGACGGTACCACCGACATCACTTACACGGGTGTTGTTCCCTCCGCCGGTGACGGTTCTGCCGCTGTCTGGAAGTCTCAGACCGTCGGGACTGCCATCGCGCATCAACCGGAGGCTCGTATGAGCAGCCGAGATGCATCGAAGGGTGCGCGGCGCCAGGTGCGGGTTACTTACCAGTACCCGCAAATCGCGACGAACACCACGACGGGCGTGACCTCGGTCATCGATCGCCTGTCGTTCGACGGCAACTGGAATGTCCCCAAGGGGATGGCCCAGACGGACATCAACGAGGCAGCGAGTCAAATCGCGAACCTGATTGCATCGGTCCTGTTCAAGGACTCGGTGAAATCGGGCTACTCCCCGTCGTAACTCAGGGGAACCTCGTGGATACTTTCGTGACGCCGAAGGTGCTCGAAATCGCGCAAAGCCTTATGGCCGCGCTCGACACTCCTAGGGCACTGGCAGTTAAACTACTGCTGGAGTCCGGTGAGATGGGTCAGATAGCTCAGCTGTCTTGCGACCCAACACGCTACAGAACCGCGGAACGGTATTATCGCGACGCGGTGGCGACTGACCTCTTGCGTAAACTACAGGTCGTTCATCCGGATCTAGATCCAGAGGCGACTGCGGTCCGCAAGTGGTGGGAAGCCGAAGCCCAATGCTTCGCCAGCAACCGACGCTTGTTCGAGATTCGAGACTTTGGGACGCTCTCCGGCGCCCCGCTCGATCCCCGCCTTGCGGACTTTATCCGCAAAGTGAAAAAGAACGTGCTTAGGTTGATTGGCGAGGCACCCCCTGCCGTCGTCGACGGCCGGTTCGGGCCTGGAGCTACTATGTCGGATAGGTCCCGTTACACGACGGTACCGAATAAAATGTCCACGTCACCAACCTTAACTCCCGCTGCCCTTTTCTATTTGTGCCCTTGGACGGGCACTAAGTGGGCTGCCGCTTGCGCGGCACGCGGGGACGACATTCGTACAGTTGTGGGAAACCACTTTTTTACCGTTCCGAAGGATGCCAAGACGCACAGATCGTGCGCTAAGGAGCCTTCGGTGAATGGCTTTTACCAGCTTGGATTCGGAAGAATCTTGCGGAAGAGGCTAAAGGCCGAGGGTTTTGACCTCGACCACGGACAGGACGTCCACAGGCGGGTTGCCTGCGCTGCTTCCCAAAGCGGCGAGTTCTGTACTATCGATTTGTCGTCAGCCAGCGATACCATTTGCAGAGCTTTGGTTGAGCTACTGCTCCCCCCCGCCTGGTTCGCAGCTCTTAATGATCTGCGCTCCCCGAAGACTTACGTCGACGGTAAATGGGTGTACTTGGAGAAGTTCTCCAGTATGGGGAATGGTTTCACCTTCGAGCTCGAGACTACGCTGTTCGCAGCGATCTCGATGGCTGTCACCTCGGGTTCCCCCGGAGTTGACGTCTTTGTTTACGGAGACGATATCATCGTCCCCTCTGAACACAGTTCGGCGGTGTTGGGTGCTTTAGCTTTCTTTGGAATGACTCCTAACGTGAGAAAAACTTTCACGGCTGGGCCGTTTCGGGAGAGCTGCGGTGGGGACTACTTTAACGGGTACTCAGTACGAGCCCATTTTTTAGAGGAAATCCCTAGTGAACCGCAACAGTTCATCTCATTCGCCAATGGCGTTAGACGCATTTCTCTTCAGTTTAGCGAAATGCCTAGCGTTTCTCCTTCTCTTTTGTCTGGTCTTCGGCGCGTTTGGTTTAAGTGCCTGGACCAACTACCGAGCAACATCCGACGGTGTCGGGGCCCGGAGAGATTGGGCGACCTCGTCATTCACGACGACGAGGAACGATGGACCACCCGCTGGCGCAGCAGCATCCGTTACGTCAGGGTCTACCGACCTCTGCGCCCGGAAGGGTACAGACTCAGTCAGTTCGATCCCGACGTGCAGTTTGCAGCTGCTCTCTACGGAGTAACCTTTAACGACGACGGTCCGATACTGGGCCCGCAAGGGCGCCAGCGTAAAAAGTGGCCTGAAGGTGTTGATCACCGCAAGGTCGCTATACGGGATTCAGTCTCGGGTTACAAAGTGGGTTGGACCCCTTCTTCTTAGGGGTAATCCTCCTCCTTCCTGGCTAGATACCAGGCTATGGTGGGGTTGGCTTACCGTGGTGGAATAGAAACCACGGGGGAGGCGACTTTGTCGCTATAAAGGGGTGTCG